TATTTTAATGTATCGTCTATTAATTTGAAATTTAAAATTCAAAATGGAATGTTCAAATTTTTAAGCTTACCACATGAAAACATAAAAATTATTTTTCAATATCGATCATCAAATATCGTCTATGATGCAATGAATGGATATGAAGAAAAATCTGTTTTAAGTAAAAATACTGATATTCCTATTTTTGATGAATTCTTAGTAAAGAAAGGCATTGTCTGGCGTTGGTATCGTCGTAACGGTATGCCATACGAAGAAGAGTTTAATGAATATCAACGTGAATTAAAATCAAAATTTGGTAATACACTAGCACCACAAGATATTGTTCTTAGTGCAGATTTTAACTCTTTTAACGCAGGAGTAGTTATTAATGCAGCAAAGAAAATTTAACAGAAGTATTAAGTCGCAAAATTATAATATTCCCGCTCCAATAGGGGGACTTAATGTTAGAGATAGTCTTGATAATATGCCAGAACAAGATGCCATTGTTATGGATAATTATATTCCTCTTGATACTAAAGTAGTTCTACGAAAAGGTTATCAAAAGTATGTAAGTTTATTAGGTAATGTTAGCACATTAATTAATTATAACTTACCACAAAATAATATCTTTTTAGCTTTTTCTGGTGGTAATGTTTATGATATTACTTCAAGCCATAACATTAAAGAATATAAGAAAAATTTTGGCGACAATCGATGGCAATATTGCCAATTTAAAAATCGTATAATTATGGTTAATGGTTATGATGCACCGCAAACTTTTTATATAGATGAAAATGGGGAACAACACTTTGAAGAACTAAAATTTGAAGGAGAAAACTTAATTCCGCAACGATTAATTAATGTTTGTGTTTCAAAACAACGATTATTCTTTGCTGAAAAAGGAACGCTATCTGTTTGGTATTCTTCTGGAGTAGGAGAAGTTCAAGGACAACTAAATAAGTTCGATATGTCAACAATAGCGAGAGATGGAGGAGAAATTATTGCAATAGCTTCATGGACACAAGATGGAGGACAAGGTATTGATGATTTAACAGTATTCATAACTTCAGAAGGTGAGGTATTAGTTTATTCTGGAAATAATCCAAACAATGCTGACGATTGGGAACTAAAAGGCATATATCGAATGAGCAGACCAATTGGCTACAGATGTGTCATCCAATATCAAGGCGATGTTGTTATTATCTCAGAAGACGGATACATACCTTTATCAAAAGCATTACCACTTAGCCAAAGTAATCCTACTCTTATTTCTTTTAGCGATAAGATAAGAGGTTTGGTCTTAGATAGAACAAGAAATAACAAGCATAAAGACGGCTGGCAAGGAATTATTTATGCAAGAGGAGGGTATGCAATTTTTAATGTTCCTCATAATCAAACATTTGAGCAACATGTTATTAATACAATGACAGGAGCATGGTGCCGTTTTACTAATATACATTCCTCATGTTGGAGCGAGTTTAATGAACGAATTTATTTTGGCTCTAAAGATGGAGTGTATCTATTTGATGAAGGATATTCCGATAATAAACTTCATATTTTAGGACACGTTGAACAAGCCTACACGAGTTTAGGTAACCCTAACTTAAAACGTATTCAGTTACTAAACCCCCGAACAAAATCATCTACAGCATACTCATTAGTGATATATACAAATATTGATTTTAATGAAGAAGATAAATTGTTTAGTGAAAATGTTGGTCAAACAGGTTTAACCAAATGGAATAAGTCAAAATGGAGTAAGCTATCAAATCAGATAGGTACGAAATGGTCAACCTTAAAAGGTAAACTTCGGAGTCAATGGATTGCCAATTCAGCAACGGGTTTTAAAGCTAGTATTGTTTTTAAGACAAAAACTAGAGGTAATTTAATTGAATGGTTTTCAACAGGAGTAAGATATGAACAAGGAAATGGAGTACTCTGATATTGTTCCTGATTATGATAACATTATTACTAAATGGATTTGTTCCATGTTGGGAGAAAATACCAACTGGATACAAAATTACCAAACATTTGGCATAATTAGAAATTCAAAAATAATTGCAGGATTAATTTTTCATAATCTCAATTATGGACAAGATGTTTGGTGGACAATTTATTCTAACGACAAACATTGGTGTACAAGAAAAATAATTAAAAGATTTATGTATGAAGCATTTGAGGTTTTGCAGTGTCGTAGAATAAATTTATTAGTAAACACAGATAATCAACAATGTCTTAAATTTGTTACTCGTTTAGGTTTTAAAATAGAAGGTTGCCTTCGTCAATATCGAGAAGATGGCAAAGATTGTTACATACTCGGTTTATTAAAATCAGAAAATAAATTTACATATAAAGGAGAAAAAATATGTCAAAAGCTTTAGGTTTTAGTGGTTCTAGTGTTAGTTTTAATCCAGCAGCAATAGAGGCCCTTAATTATTTGAACAAAGTTGATACTACAATGGTGGATAATACAAACGCAACTTTAGCTCAAAATGGATATAATTTATCACAAACATTAAGTTCAAGACCTGATTATATTTATAGTGTTGATGGTTCTGATACTGCAAGACAAAGAATGGAAAATTCGGTTTATAATTCTTATCTTGATAAATTATTACCACAATTTAATAACCAAACTTCAGATTTAGAAACTCGTTTACAAAATCAAGGCTTAAGTGTTGGAAGCGAAGCATATCAAAGAGCAATGAATGATTTACAAAATTCTCAAAATGATGCTCTTAATCAAGCTGCTTATAATAGCATATCAGCTGGACAAACAGCATTTAGCAATAGTTTAAATGATAGCATAGCAAGTGCTGATTTTTCCAACGACGCGAGACAACAAGCGGTTAATGAGGTATTATCACTAATTTCAACCTCACCAACAGGGTATGATGTTGCAATGAATAAATATAGAATAGCTAGCCAAGCATATAATGACTTATATAGTCGTCAAAGACAAAATACAGCGGATCAAGCAGCTCGTTTACATAAAACAATGGAAATAATGAGTAAATAAAAAATTATTTGCAATTTATTATTAATAAATTATAATGTTCTATATTTGTTTTTGTTGAGGCTGAGTATGAGAAAGTTTTGGCATATATTAAAAAAAGTGTTTTTTTATTTGGTTATAATACCTGCTTTTTGTTGTGGGTTTATTTTTACAACAGGTACTTTATCGTATGTGTTTACTCCATGCTTGGTATGGGGAGAATGCTATAAAGAAGATTTTGATATAGCAACAGAAGAAGAGTTTAAAATATACTGCCAAAAAGAACATGGCCAATCGCACTGGCGAGAAAAGGAAAAAAAATGTTTTGTAGAACACAAAATACTATGGGCTATTATTATGTATATCGGTGTAGGCATTATGTACATTGTTGCTTATGTGCTAGAAGGACTTTTTTATTTTACTTAAACTCAAAATGTGTTGAAATATTAATCTATCGTTTCAAATTGTTGTTTGAAACGATTTTTTTTATTTAAATAAGGAGAATTTTATGTCAGAAACACGAGAACTTTTAGAAGGATTTTTAGGGGGAACAAAACCTATTACTGAAGCAGGAACAGGAAGAAAATACTACTTAAATCCTCAAACAGAAGAAAAATATTATTTAGATGAATACAATAAAAATCCATATGCCATGTATAAAAATAACGATATACAAGTACCATTATTACAAGATAATGAGGGAAATCGTATTCTCAGAGATGATAAAGACGGAATATTGGCAAAAAGTTGCAATGCTTATCTAAAATTAATAAATTATCCATACAATCAAAATTTACATCAGGTATTTGGTGTAATGGGAGATGCTTGTGCTAACTATATAGATATGGTGAATACACAAGTAGCTAAAGATACATATCCTGTTATGGTAAATGGAAAACAATATGACAGAAGTAATGATAATTACTTTCATTGCAAAGCTCATTATCAAATGGCCGATAGAGGTAATATAGGCTATCATATGTCTCCAATAATAGGATATTCTAGAGAAAATATTGATTATGTAAAGGGTATTGCTCAAGGCAAGAGTTTAACAACCTTAAACAATGATTGGAGCAATGATATAGGTGTTAATAATTATGGTCGAGATGCAGCAAAAAGTGGGTTTTACGATTCAGTTCAAGAAGCTTGTGCACCATTTCGTCCATCAGGATTACATTCTGATTTTTAAAAATAAACATTGATTTTTATTATTAATAAATTATAATGTTCTATATTTGTTTTTGTTGAGGCTGAGTATGAAAAAGTTTTGGTACATATTAAAAAAAGTATTTTTTTATATAATATTTATTCCTTGTACAATAATAGGCTTGGTGTTTATTTCTATTGTAATTTGGGGTGTAATATCCAGTTCTTAATAAAAAATATTTATAGAACTTTACACAACTCTGAAGTTGATGACTTCAGAGTATTTTTTTGCAAATTTTAACATTTTTATAGGAGAAAAAGGAATGCCATTTGACAGTGAAGGTAATTTTAGTCGTCTTCATAATTGGGAAGATGATCGCATTAATGATATAGACATTGTAACCGACCACATGGATGAGGAAGATGATAATTTTGCTGCAGGTTTATCGGAATGTTTTTTGAAAAATGGACTTTCTAAGATGAAAGCAGATTTTGATGCAGGCAATTTTAAGGTTCGTAATGTTGCAGATGGTACAACATCATTAGATGCGATTAACAAATCACAGCTAGATAAAACCAAACAAGAATTAAATAATAGCATAACCACATTGAGCAATAGATTTCAGGTAGTAGAAAGTCTGCCTTCAACAAGAGATGAAAATACATTTTATTTTATTCCTGAAAAGGATTAATGACGATGTTGTATTTAGGAGACAAAAAAGCCTATGAGATATATAAAGGCTCAACTTTGATTGGGCAAATATATAAAGGCAGTACAAAACTTTATGATGTTAATCCATATAAAAAGAAAGAGGAACTAATAAACGCTTCTCCAAAAACATATAAGCAAACTCTTCCTAGAGGAGTTTATAAAGTTGCTCTTGGCGGAGCAAAGGGGAAAGGATATTTCTGGGCTTATGATGGTGTTGGATATAGTGCAACAGGCGGTGGCGGTGCTTTTGTTGAAGTTACATTTTTTAATCCCCAAAAACAAGAATTAGAGCTAATTTCTGCCGATAGTGGCGATAGTTATATGTTAATTGGTGGTGAACAGGTTATAACTGCAGAAGCAGGAAAAGATGCTGGGATTGCCGTTGCTGGAGAAGGGGGAACTGTAACCATAAGTGATAAGCTAGATGTTATTAGTACACAATCAAATTTATCAGGCAATAAAGGTAACATTGGAGCATATAGTGCACCACCAGTTGCATCTGTTTCATCTTATGGTGAATGGGGAAGCAGTAATAATCCAGCAGGTGGAATTAGGTTAGAATATATTAGATATGTGAGGTAAAAATGACAGGAAGAATAATAAAAAACTTAATAGAAGTTCGTCAGGGCGATAGTTTTCCAATTAATTTACAAATTTCAAAAAATAACAAACCCGTTGATTTAACGGGTTTTTCTTTACTCATGCAAGTAAGAGACAAAGATAATAATCTTATGTTTGCAGTTGATGGTACAGAGATTGATGTTACAAATGGCAAGATAGCTTTGCTTATAACTCCAGAGCAAACCAAGATTGATGTTGGCGATTATAAAACAGATATTCAATTAACAGGAGCCGATGGTTCAGTTAATACCATATTTCCCGCTAACGTCAACCAAGTCGCTACTTTTAGAATAACACCACAAGTAACGGAGGGTTAGATTATGGAATATGAGATTAACTCTTGCGGATATGATATTGTTTTTGATAGTGCAACAATAGACACTACCATTGGCGAAGAAACAATCATAGAGGTTGAACAAGCCATTAACTATATCAAATCAGGAGAGCAAGAAATCAAAAATTATGTTGATAATGTTAGTAAGCCAGAGCTTGATAACCATGTTGAAACGGTCAATAAAGCGGAAGTTTCTCGCTATATTACAGAAGAAAAGCAACCTGAAATTGATGAATATATAGATAATTATATCAATACCGAAAGTAAGCCAGAATTAAATAATTATCTACAAAATGATATCAAGCCAGTACTTCAAGTTTTTGCTAATGAAAAGACCTTAGAATTTGATAATAATGCCCAAACCAAGCAAGCTTTAGTAGATGCTTCAGCACAAGCCGCAGCAAATTCTGAAATAACCGCTACTGAAAAAGCCAATTCAGCATCTCAATCAGCATCAGAAGCAAAGGCTAGTGAAAACAATGCCAAAATATCAGAAACTAATGCTAAGGCTAGCGAAAATAGCTGTAAGGATATTTTAGAGCGTTTAGGTACAGTTATTAAAATAAAGGGTAGAGTAGATAGCATTGACGATTTACCCACGTCTGGCAATTTAAATGGCGATGTTTATTTAGTTGGTGCTGAGGGATTAGAATCTTATCCTGAATATTATTGGTTTGATGACCATTGGGAATTTATCGGCACAAGTTCTAACAAAATGGAATGGGGAACTCTACAAGGAACGTTATCAAACCAAACAGATTTGCAACAAGCTTTAGATAGTAAAGTTAGTAAAACTACTTTTGATAATATAATAAGCTCTGTTAATACTGAACTAAACAAGAAACAAGCAACAATTACTGGTGCGGCTTCTAGTATTATTAGTTCTAATTTAACTGATAATAGAGTTTTAATATCCAATAATAGTGGTAAAGTAGCTGTTTCAGATATTACAAGTACGGAACTAGGATATTTAGATGGATTAACGAGCAATATTCAGAGCCAGTTAAATGGCAAAACAACAGTCAGTGTTATTGATAATAAAATTAATATTATGCTATCAACCATTTATCCAGTTGGAAGTGTCTATATGGGTACTCAATCAACTTGCCCACTTGCGACTTTAATAAGTGGTAGTAGTTGGGAAAAAATAGCCACAAATATCGTTGTTAGTGTTGATACTAACGCTCCTGTTAAAGGTACTGGTATGGCTTTAGGTTTAACTAACGGCACTAGAAATATAGGTTTAGGTTATAATAATGCAGTATGTGTAAATGATCAGTCATACGGTTCTGCGGTAGGGACTTCTACTGGTTCTGCTCAAAATCCAGGTGCTAAAACTTTAGGATTAACAACAGACTCATCTAACTCTGGTATTACAGCAACCGTTACCAGAACAAATCTAACTATAAATATTTGGAAACGAACAGCTTAATTGTTGGAGAGATAAATGATAGAAAAAGTCAAAAATATATCATGGCTATTGATGATGATTTTTACATTATGTGCATTTATTCAGGGATTGATTACTTTACAACCCAGAGTAACCAAATTAGAGGAGCGAGCTAATAATTGTGAAAGTAGAGTATCTGGTATAGAAATAAAATTAGATACTCTACTTAGACAAACATCAGAAACAGGCAAAGATATAAAAGATATTTACCATTTAATAATGGAAAGACACAAATGATAAAGCAACATAAATTAAAATACACATTAATTCTTGGGGCATTTTTTATTGTTGCCATTGTTGCAATAATAAAACCAGAATATGTCGAAAATGTTGCCCAAGCATTTTTATTAATTTTAGGAATAATATAAAATGATAGCTACTAAAGATATAATCAAAAGACTTATTTTGCACGAAGGCGTACGCTTAAAACCATATAGATGTAGTAAAAACAAACTCACTATAGGAGTGGGGCGTAATTTACAAGATAATCCACTTAGTATAGAAGAAAAAGAATTTTTGCAGCGAGCAGATGTATCAAATGGAATAACTAAAGAGGAAGCTCTATATCTATTAAAAAATGATATCAAAAAACACTTAACGGAATGTCATAAAAACATTCCGTTTTTTTGTGAGTTAAGCGATGAACGTCAATACGCATTACTTGACATGTGCTTTAATTTAGGTATTAGAGGGTTATTAAAGTTCAAGAAAATGCTTTATTGCCTAAGTATTGGAGATTGTAAAGGAGCCTCAAAAGAATGTCTAAACAGTAAATATGCCAAAGAAGTAGGTATAAGAGCTGTAAGAATTTCAAGATTACTATTAGACAACGAATGGAGAATATAAGATGATTTATAAGCTTATTATAACATTTAGTGCCATAATTTATATTTGTTGTTTAAGTTATTATCTTGGCTATAAACAAGCTCTCATTAAGCAACTCAAAGAGGATATCAAGCATGAACAAAACACCGTTTTTAAAAAATCGCTTATTTATAGCCGTCCTAATGCTTCTCGTAACGAGTTGTTATCACTCTTCAGAAACAACATTATGTAATTGTCCTGTATACCCAATTGGCGGTAGGGTAGTAGGTCAAGAGTTAGCTAATCTTGATTATTCAGAATATCCAAATACTTGGGAGTGGATAGGTAGAATAAATAAATTGAGACAAGAGCTTGAAATATGTCATTCTCCCGTGAGCGTAAAAAATATCCCTGAATAA